CTATGATCGTCTCGTTGATTTCTGGTCCTCGGTGTTCTCGTCGTGGCGGCTCCTGGAGCGCCCTTGGTGGCTGGCTTTGCGCTGGCTTGTAACCATGGCCCCCCCGAACCGTCAGTCCTTTGGTGGTCATTGGGTCCCTCGCGCACCCCAACTGCGCGTTGTGTTGCCCGTGCTTCCTGTGTGGGACTGGCGCTCGATGTCGGTGTGGGCTGACCCCGCGATGAGACACCCTCGTGATTTCACGGGACCTTCTCTGTTTGACGCGGCCTTCCGGCGCTGGGAGGTTGTCGTCATCAATCTCTGCCTCACGGCAACTCTCGTGGTGCTTGGTGTATGGAGGTTGTACACCACGTACCTTAAATCCGACCCAGGGTCCTCGGGACTCTGGGAAGACCTACCACGGAACCTGCCAGGTTCCGTGCCGTTCGTCAATGCAGGGGTTCCACCGGGTCCGGGTGGTCTCCCTGTCTGGCCTGGAGGTAGGCTTGTTCCTATCTCGAGCGTTGTGGCTGCACAACGGCTCAGGCGTCGTGCCCGTTGGGTTAGGGCACTGGAGTGTGTTTTGGGCGGTAGGGACGGCGTTGTGTCGGCGTTTGTGCGAGGGCGGTGGCTTCCAGACCTCCCTTCGCCTGGCCTCGACCATCGCGAGAACTATCTGCTTGGGAGCATTCCGAGCGGCGCAAGGTGCCTTGGTGGAGGTGCCGTACAGGACCTGGACCCCGAGGGTCCGCTACACGTCTACCTGGTTATGGACGTGGTCGGCGAATGTGTTCTGGTATTTCCAGAACTCCTCGGACGTCTACGCAAGTACACTCTTTACAGGAAGAGAGACGACGCTCTCCTTGGCTCGCTTCGTTCGCGGGCCATCGAGTGGAGCAAGGGCAAGCTTTCTGAGCTTGTGTCAGACTTGGCCGTTGCCGGTTCGGTCAGTTTGGCAATGCTTCCCAGCTCCCATGAGCTGTCCTCTGGGCGGCTTTTGGAGCGTGCGTACCGGTATCCACTTCCCCCCCACAGCCTCGCTTAGCGGGGCCCTGTCATTCGGAAGGGTGTTTGCTGGGGAGATGTTACGAATCTCCTGAGTAACCACATTGGCACGTTGGACCTGCCTTCCATTGATTGGGACATACAACAGTGTTGTGGTGGGAGAACCGAGATGAGGGTGTTGGGTGGTGCTCTTGTGGACGGCTTGTTCGTCCCATCGTGCCATTCAAGATGCCCCCACAACGAGCTTGCGGCGTTGTTGACGCGGGCTCTGGCTCCTCTACCAGCCCAGGCTACGGCGCCTCTTGGCCGGGATGTTCTAGCGGTCTTCAAGGAGATGCGACATTTCGCGCGCCGTTACGTGGGTACGACTTGGAGCCACCTGCAGACTGCGGAGAGTTATCATGGTAGTCTCCGTAGAAGGTACCTGGAGGCGGAAAGGTCTTTGCGTGTTGACGGTCCGGTGGAGCCTGCGGACTGGCGACTCGCTCCCTTTCTGAAGGTCGAGAAGTTCAATGGCGAGTCCAAGCTGGCCAAGCCTAGGTTGATCTATCCGAGGTCGCCTAGGTACAACTTGGAGTTGGCCACTCGGCTGAAACCGTTCGAGCATTGGCTCTGGGGGAGGTTGAGGGCTCGAACGTTCTCCACGGGGGGAGTAGGCAGGGTTGTGGCCAAGGGGCTCAACCAGAGGAGGCGGGCGAACTTGATCAAGAGGAAGATGGAAAATCTTGATCATTGCGTTGTTTGCGAGGTGGACGGCAAGGCTTTCGAGGCGCATGTGTCTCGTTCCCAGCTGATTGAGGAGCAGAGGGTGTACACTGCGGCTTTCCCCGGCGACAAGGGATTGAAGCGGTTGCTCAAAGCTCAACTCACTCTTAGGGGTGTGTTGACATGCGGTGCGAGGTTTTCGCGTGAAG